GCTAAAACGGACCCAGCAGATTACCAAACCTATCGGTTAGTGGCTCTGATGGTCGTGCTCTCCAAGCCCAGCTTGGAGCCGCGTAGCCGCGTGATTCCCGTAAGGAATCGCCCCTCTGATAATTCCGCCAGCGGTTCAGAGGTTAAACGGTGTCGCCAGTGTCTTCGGACCACTGACGATGCTAAGCAGGTGGTCCATAATGGCCTACAGTTGCTTCGGGTTCGGTATGGTATCCCATACTGCGAACTTCCGGACTGTGAGGTCTCTGAACTCAGCCGCTTGCTCTCATTTCTTTTGCTACAGGGGAAGGAGCGTCCCTCTGTAGTTTTCCCTCGGCGCCAGTCCGGGGGAAAGTCAATTGACGGTCTCTGTCGCCTGCAGAGACTAGACCGACGAAGCCGTTGGGAGCTTGCTCACTCAATGGCGTCAATTAAACGCAACCTGCCTGCGGGTTGTCGTCGGTGTACTCCCTCCAAGCAAGACGATTGGATAGGTCTTGCTTGCTTTCCTCCCCCTCCCCCATCCGCCGAGTATCTCGCCTTTGTCAAGTCAGAGGCTACTCGGATCTTCACGTCTGGTTGGGACAGAGCTTATGAGTCCTTCGTCGGGACTCATCTGCCCAATCCATCAGCCAGAAAGGAACGGTTCTCTCGAGCCGATCTGATCTGGGCCAATCGACGTGATGAGTTCTTTACCTTGACTACCAGTGAGACGGAGTTGGCTCCGGTGCTCACGGCAAGGTACAAAGAAGTCCTGTCAGCGGGCAAGGTGCGGCCGCTACTCATCTATGATGAGTGGTGCGAGCTGTTGGCCCCTCTTCACAAGATAATGTACTCCCATCTGAAGAGACAGGATTGGCTTCTTTGCGGTCCACCGACCGAAGAACGGATGACATCTGTGTGTGTCAGGGAATACCAGACCTCGGTAGATCTGGTATCTGCAACTGACGGCCTCTACCACTCAGTGGCAGAGAGCATCCTCGATGCCGCTTTCTTCTCTTGCAAGAAGATACCCCGCAGCCTTCGCTCCCTGGCGAAGGCTTCCTTGTCTCCTGTTTTCCAGGATTCTCGGGGCGTGCATCGAAGGGTCAGGCACGGACAGATGATGGGAGCCTACCTCTCCTTCCCCCTCCTTTGCGTTCAGTCGTACATCGCAGCCCGCTGGGCTGCGAGGTTCGACCCGCATGCGCGATTCCTCGTGAATGGTGATGACACTGTCATATCTGCCTCACGAGGTGTCACTGTGCAGGACTATCCCACTGGGATGCGGCTCAACAGTGATAAGACCATAATTGCGCGGAATGTCGTCGAGGTCAACTCGACGGCCTTCTTATGGACTCGGGGGGGATGGCGTGTAGTACGTCATCTCCGGAGAGGTGGTGCACTTTCGACCACTTTTGAAGGTATGCAGCATATGGCCTTAGCGGCGCTCAATGCTGGTACCAAGTGGGTCGACGCCTTTAACAGGTGTCGAATTGGTCGAAGGTGGGGGTTCCTACCTTCCCAGATAGGTCATCAGACCTATGTCGCTTGGAAGAGAGAGCGACAGATGTTGCGGAGTAGATACTACACTCCGTTGCCGGTCGAGGACTCAGTCCAAGACATAACATCTCTGCGTTGGGTCCGTGGCAGGGACCCGACTGCCGTTGAAGCCGAAGCGCTTAGGAGCTTCTTTTGGGAGAACGGCAGGAGAGGTGGGATGAAAAGAGACGTATTTTCTCCGTCCTGCGGGAAAATACGTCGGAGTTACGGTTACAGGGCTCGGCCCTGTAAGGGATATCTCTCGTTTAGGTCTACGAGACTTATCTCACGGCTAGAGGCACGCCGTCCGAAAGCGCCTGATGCATTTCTCCTTCCTGAGGAGTTTTGCACCGATGAAGAAATGAGAGCACTCACTGCCCTTGAGTGTTACCGCTCAGGGGAGCATTTGGACGGTTGTCCTCATGCGCTGGCCAGTGAGTGAAGAGTTCGGTGGTGTCCAACCACCTGGGGTGAGCCGTGTTCGCGCTGCGAGCGGCTGCGTTGTCGGGGACCGGATGGGGGGGAAACCCACGGAATGGCGGTTTACAACCCGTCCTTGCCGTGTCGGCCTAAGCCTTGTCGACTCTGCTCCTTATCGGGAGAGAGGGCTTGGTGAGGTCGTGAAGGATCCCTCCGAACGTGGGTGAGAAACCACCCGGTTTGGTCAACTGTGCTCCTGACGGAGTGTCAACAATGTCGTGCACCAGTAGCGTTCGTCGCGGGGCCTGTTCCAGCAGGCAGACGGCTCTCTGTGGAGGTAGTTAGCGGCGCCGGGCCGTGGCTAC